TCGCAAATTAAAGCAGTATCTGCAACCGAAACGGCAGGTCGTTCTGAAGCACTTTCATTACTGATTATTGATGAGGCTGCATTTATTAAAGGTATTGAAGAGATATGGTTATCAGCACAATCAACGTTATCAACCGGTGGTGGGGCTATCATTCTTTCAACTCCAAATGGTGTAGGTAATTTTTTCCACAAAGTTTGGTTGCAAGGTGAGCAGGGTGATAAATGGCATCCTACAAGATTACATTGGACAGTTCATCCAGAAAGAAATCAACGATGGAGAGATGAACAAACCCGATTATTGGGTGAAAAGGGTGCTGCACAAGAATGCGATACTGATTTTATATCATCGGGTTATACTGTTGTAGATGGTAGTGTATTGGAGTGGTATAAAGAAACTTACATTACCGACCCCGTTGAAAAGCGTGGTTTTGATGCAAATTATTGGATATGGGATTATCCAAACTATGAAAAGAATTATATTGTTGTAGCTGATGTTGCTAGGGGTGATGGAGCAGACTATTCTGCTTTTCATGTTATTGATGTAGAACGAATTGAACAGGTGGCAGAGTATAGGGGTAAGATAGAAACAAAACAATATGGGGCGTTTCTAACATCAGTTGCAACGGAATGGAACAATGCTTTGTTGGTGATTGAAAACGCAAATATTGGGTGGGCAGTTATCCAAGAGGCAATTGACCGTAATTATCAAAACCTTTATTATTCATATAGAGAACTGGGTTATATTGATGAGGATATTCATTTAAGGCGTGGTTGGGATTTAAAACAAAAAGAGGATATGGTACCAGGGTTTTCAATAACACAAAAAACCCGTCCATTGATTGTATCAAAATTAGATACTTATATGAGAGAGAAATCACCTATAATTCGCTCTAAAAGGTTATTGGATGAATTGTTTGTGTTTATTTGGAATGGTTCAAGAGCAGAAGCACAAAAGGGTTACAACGATGATTTAGTTATATCATTTTCCACAGGTCTTTGGGTAAGAGATACTGCTCTTAAATTAAGACAGCAAGGAATGGATTTAACCAGATCTGCATTAAGTCATATTACCAAAGTATCTTCAAACCAACCAGGAGTATTTTCAAGCAGAAATCAAACACAAAACCCATACTCAATGAAAGATATTCGTGGTAACGATGTTGACTTGAGTTGGTTATTATAAAAAATTTATATTTATATTTATGGCAGATAAATCACTATTCGGTAGATTGCAAAGATTATTTTCAACGCAAGTTGTAATAAGGAGAATTGGTAAAGGTAAAACTCGTGCAATTGATACTCAAAGATTACAATCACAGGGTAATATAAAAGGAACATCTTACTACGATAGATTTGGTAGATTGCACAGCACCCGCCAAAATTGGGAAACATACAACAATCAATACAACTATTCATCCAATAGATTAGAGTTATATACGGATTATGAAGCAATGGATAAAGATTCAATCATCGCTTCGGTGTTAGATATTTATTCGGATGAATGCACTCTTAAAAATGATATAGGTGATGTTTTACGAATTAATTCTGATGATGAAAATATAAAAAAAATACTACACAACCTTTTTTATGATGTCTTAAACATTGAGTTCAATTTATGGGCATGGATTAGGGGGATGAATAAATATGGTGATTATTATTTAGATTTGGATATAGAAGAGGGTATTGGTATTGTAAACGCATCACCAATATCTGCGTATGAGATTGAAAGGGAAGAGGGTTTTAATCCTGATAATCCATACGAAGTTCGTTTTAAAATGACATCTTTTGGTGGAGGTACAACAGGATTTAATTATCAAAAATCTCAAAATGATTTACAAAATTATATTCCATTCTATAGAATAGCACACTTTAGATTATTTTCAGATACAAACTTTTTACCTTACGGCCGTTCACTTTTAGAACCGGCAAGAAAGACTTGGAAGCAATTAACTCTTATGGAAGATGCGATGTTAATTCATCGTATTATGAGAGCACCTGAAAAAAGGGTATTTAAAATTGATGTTGGTAATATACCACCAAATGAGGTTGACCAACATATTAGAAACATTATTGACCAAATGAAAAAAATCCCATATGTGGACCAAAACACTGGGGATTATAATCTTAAATTCAACATTCAAAATATGTTGGAAGATTATTATTTACCCGTCAGAGGTGGGCAGTCTGGAACTCAGATTGATACTTTAAATGGTATGGAATTTACAGGTATTGAAGATATTAACTACCTAAAAAACCGAATGCAGGCCGCTCTTAAAGTTCCAAAAGCGTTTATTGGATATGAAGAGGGTGTAGAGGGTAAAGCAACATTAGCACAACAAGATATTCGTTTTGCACGGAGTATTGAGAGGGTTCAAAAAATTGTTCTTTCGGAATTAACCAAAATAGCAATTATTCACCTTTACGCACAAGGATATGAAAATGAAGATTTATCAAACTTTTGGTTGGAACTAACCCCACCATCCATTGTTTATCAGCAAGAAAAAGTTGCCTTATGGGTTGAAAATGTTAGATTAGCAACCGATATTAAAACATCAAAATTATTATCACAGGAATGGATATATAAAAATATATTCAATATGTCCGATGATGAATGGAAAGTTGAACAGCAAAGGGTTATTGATGATTTGAAGTTAGGGTTTAGGCAGAATCAAATTGAAAATGAAGGTAATGACCCACTTAAAACAGGCGAATCATTTGGAACACCACATGATATGGCTTCCATGTCTCAGCAACAACCCGCTGAAGAAGGCGGTGGGCAACAATTCCCTGCCGCACCTAATAGTGAAGTAGGACCGGATGGTGGTTCGCCCGAAGGTGGATTTCCTGACGCAGGAGCTCCACAAAAAGGAAGTACTACTGGGACGGATGAAAGTAACTTTGGTAGAAATCCGTTAGGATATGAAAAAAATATATCACCCGAATCAACATATCACAGATTTAGAAAATCACCGTTATCAGTTGAGGGAATGCAATTGAAAGCAAGTTTACAACAATCGAAAATGAAAAGTAAAAAAATGTTAATTGAATCTCTTTCAACGGAAAGTGAAATTAATGAAGTTAGTATGTTAGATGAGAAAAACATACTAAATGATATGGTTTAATCAATTTTAGTATATTTATTAAATGATATATAGGGATAAAAATAAAAATGAACAAACTTAGACATTCAAAATTTAAAAATACAGGTGTTTTGTTTGAATTGCTTGTCAGACAAATTGCATCTGATACATTGAACGAAAAAAACTCACCAGCCCTTTCTATCATTAAAAAACACTTTAAAAACGGAAGTGAACTAAGTAAAGAATTAAAACTATATCAATATTTAGTAAAAGAAAACTTTGATAATTCTTATAAAGCACAAGAGTTTTTAAATATTGTTTTATCCGAAAGAAAAAAATTAAATGAAGGTGTATTGAAGCGTGAGAAATATAACTTAATTAAAACAATTAATGAACGCTTTAACACAAATGATTTTTTCAAATATAGAGTATCCAATTATAAATCTCTTGCATCTATTTACAAATTGTTTGAAAACAACGAAGGGACATCCCCAAAAGAATGGGTTGAATGTAAAAATGTTATATTAGAAAATGTAACAAAAAAACCAAAAACTGAAAAAGCAGTAAACAATCAATATGTAAATGAATCAAAAGATGTAAGATTATTAGCATACAAATTTTTAGTTGATAAGTTTAATGAAAAGTATAAAGTTTTAACTACCGAGCAAAAATTGGTTCTTAGAAATTACATCAATAATGTTGATAATTCTGATAACTTAAAAAGATTTATTTTAAGAGAAAGTGAAAAACTTAAAAAAGAATTTTCTAAAATAAAAATTTCAGATAAAGTTTCTGCTATAAAACTTAAAGAAGTTATCAATTTAATTGATGGATTATCTAATTCTAAAATAGTTTCGGAAAATCAGGCTTTAGGTCTTTTACGATATCATCAACTATTGAACGAATTAAAAGGTATTTAATATGAGTAGATTTCTAATTGAAGAGCTTGATAAACAATTCAAGCAGCTAGAGGAAATAGAAGAGCAGGATGAAAAAGATTCCGAATTAGAAGAACAAAATGTTACCTCTAATTTGGATGGTGGTGCTGGTCCACCACGAACTCCACACGCATTTGCAAAAAGTGAAAAGGATATGGATGATGACCATATTGAGGTGTTGGGATATAAAAAAATAAAAAGCGTAAAAAGAAATTTTTTAGAAAGATGGGAAAAGGGGATTGAAGATACGATTAACGAATTAAATTATCGTCAATATCGAAAAGAAGAAATGGGTTCTCCCCAGCTAAAAATTAATAAAGCGATCAAAGAAATTAATAGAAAAATTTACGAAGTAGAACACTTGGTAAATCAAAATATAAAATTAAAAACCGAAATGGGTGTTTCATCCAACACATATTGGAAAAAGACAAGAAATAACTTTTCTAAAATATCAGAGAGGTTAAATCGTATTTCATTTAAGATTAAACAATTGGGTGCATAAAAGATGAAACAGCTATTGGTTGATACTATTGTATTTGATGTAAAACCCCAGCAGCTTAAAGAAGCTGCGATGAAGGGTGATGGTAGACTTATTGTAAGTGGTGTTCTACAAAGAGCAAACGAAAAAAACCAAAATGGTAGAGTATATCCTGAAAGTATATTAAAGCGTGAGGTTTCAAAATACAAAGATAGGGAAATTAAAGAAAACCGTGCATATGGTGAGTTAGACCATCCCGAATCATCAGTAGTTGAGTTAAAGAATACATCGCACATTATTAGAGATGTTTGGTGGGATGGTAAGGATGTTGTTGGTAAGGTAGAAATACTTAACACACCCTCTGGAAGAATACTTAAAGAGTTAATAGAGGCCGGGTGTACCGTTGGTATATCATCACGAGGTATGGGATCGGTTCGTCAAATTAAAGAAGATGGGACAGTTGCTGTTGAGGGTGATTTTGATTTAATATGTTGGGATTTTGTAAGTAACCCATCTACCTTTGGTGCGTTTTTAAAGCCTGTTAATGAGAGTGTAAATCGTAATGTTGGTAAGGTTAATAAGTATGAAAAAGCAAATGATATTATGAGAGATATTATTTGTGAAATTGGTGGATATTGTGAATGTAATTTTGGAGAAACAAAATGAGACTAAAAGAATCCATTAATCAAAATCAAATAAATCTATTAAAAGCGACTTATGGTGATATTAAAAAAATAAACCCAAATTCAGCTGCTGTTAAAAAACTTATGATGGTTTTAAAGAAGTTATCAAAAAATGATTTGGAAACAATTTCTAAAGCTAAAATAAACTTTGTTTCAACTATGGCACAATCTATTCTTAGGGATTCTAATGTATCTGAATCCGCTGAGATGGATAATTTACAAAAGAGAAAAAACGATTTACTAAAACAAGTAGACCCTTTAATAGCAAAAAAGAAAAAGTTGTATAGTGATGTAGATATTACTACCCCAAAATCATCGGATGAAAAAAAGTTGGATAAAGAAATTGCAGACCTTTTTTCGGAAATAAATGATTTGGTTCATAAAATAGTTAAATTGAAGAAATCTCAAAATGAAGGTAGGAATACTATGAAATTAAAATCAGCAGTAACCGAAGAAATTGCAGTTGGTAAAATGGTTAAGGTTGTTAATAACCCACATTGGGAAGCAGCTTTAGGTAAAAAAGGACCATTCAAAAGAAAAGTTAAAATGATTGATGGTGATAATGTATTCTTTACCGATGGTTCTAATTCATCAATGAAATATGTAAAAGAAGATATTCAACCTACAAACGAAGCAGCATCTCGTACTGCAATGGAAATTGGTGGTTTGACTGGTTTGAATAAAGATGCAGTTCAAAAGTTTGTTGATACTCACAATATGGATATTGAGGCGGTTTACCAATATATTAAAAAATCAAAGATAACTGATAGACTTAATTTTGTAACTGCAGTAGTTGGTAATCCTGGAAATCCGTTTCAAAAGAGAATGATTAAGATGTTTGCTGAATCAATAAACGAAGTTGACGCTATGCTCAATAAAAAAGTTTACAAACTTTTGATGAAAGAACTTGGTGATTTGAGAACGGGTGGACCTAACCATCAGTTTGCAGTAATGCACATTTTGATTGGTGCATTAAGAGATGCAAACTTCTATTCAGATGCAAAGAAAGTACCTGCTCTATTCCCTAAAGCTGAATATGAAGGTGACCCGATGGGTAAAGAAGATACCATTGATATATACGAATACGACCTCGGACCAAAAATTGCTAATATGGCACAATGGGATGGTGGTGCTATTGCTGACGCAATTGCTTTTTATACTTCAATGACAATTGGTAGACCGCTCGGTCAAAAAATTGAAAAACTTATTGCTTCAATGTCATCAAAATATGATTTAAAAGAATCCATAAAAGAATCAGTAAATGAGGCTTCGTATACTGTAAAAGCTGAAAACCCATATCAATTTGTAAATGGTGTATATGCTGTTTTAAATGCATATTTGAGAGATGAAGAGCTTGGCCCAAAGGCTAAAAAAGAATTACAAACTATCCTAAAGTCATTAGACTATATGAGAAAGTATTTTTATTCTAACATAAAAGAATCAGCAAAAAAATTCATATTTACTAAAGTTGCCCGTATATCTAATAATGGAAAATTAGATATTTATTAATAACTAAAAATAAAGAAGGTAATTACAATGAAAAAATTATTAAATTTACTTAAAGAATCTCAAAACTTAGATTATCGTAGATTAAACATAGGTGAGGAAGATTTAGATGATACATCAATGACATCCGATGAAAAGCGTGCTTTTGTTGAAGCGGTGGCATCTTATAGAAAAATCGGTGAAGCAATTTATCATAATGGTAATTTGATGGAGGCCTATGAGAACATTAAAAACATTGTAGAAACCGCTGAGAAATTAACCTTAAAAGAAACTGGTGATTGGTTTGATAAAGTAACGGTTAATCGCCATATGAAATCAATGAATGAATCATTTAAGATTTTTTCAAGCACAATTAAAGAAGTAGCAACTCTTCAACAAAGATTAGAATCATCGTATGATGAGATTGGTGAGGTGTTAGGTAAATATTATGAAATCAAAGAAGGTAATGAGTTTGGTGCAGAAAGAGCAAAGGCAATAGCATCGGGCGATGATACCTTTAAAGTGGGTGGTCAGAGTTTCAAAGTAACGGATGTGGACGCAGAAGATAAAAAGAACGCAGAAGAGTTCGTAGGAGAAAATATGAGTAATATGAAATTAGGTTCACTCCTTAAAAACAAAAAAAGAGTTAATGAAGCAAAAGTAATTGTTTACAATGAAAAGACCGGTGAGAGATACGAAGTATTATCTGGTAAAGGTAAGGGTGATTTGTTAATTGCTATGAAAGCATTACAAAGTTCAGCACCATCTCATATGAAGTATTCTATTAAAGAAAATCGTAGAGTAAATGAGGAACTATCGGCCGAATTACCAAAAGCAACAATACCTGCTGCAATTCAGCAAAGACTTGCACTTGCAATTGAAAAGATTA